GCCAGGCCGGCGTTCCAAAGGTCGCCCCCGTGAAATGCGGACACACTTCCGACGCATTCAACAAGGCGATCGCGGAAGCCCTGGGGGTTCCCCAGGAAGTCGTCACGGGCGATAAGGGCCAGGGACAAATCAGCCTGGGCCGGATCGCCACATTAGAACGGGTTGGATCACTGATCGAAGCCACGTTCGAAGGCATTCCCGAACCTATCGCCAACTTGATCGAAGCCGGCCTGTATTCAACAGTATCGGTTGAGGTCGAAGAAAAGATCGGCGATTACGGCCCCGTGATAACCGGCGTCGCTTTGTTAGGGGCGGAAGAACCCGCCGTTGACAAAGCTACATTAGCCGGCGCGGCCGTGTTCGGGGGCGCGCGCGAAGGGGCGTCCGTTATGTCTTTCCAGGCCGCAAATCACACACTGGAAGGGATCGGCGTCGATGTCCTGAAGTCGGAATTCAAAGAGATAACCGGCGTTATGGATACCGCAATCGCGAAGACGAAAGGCGCGACTATTTTTAAGAAGCTATTCGGACAGATCGGAAGACTGTTCGACGAAGCC